GGTCGAAGTGCCCGAGCAGCTCGTGGGCGTCGAGTTTGACAACGTCAAGATCAGCCGCGACGGCGGCACGACCTGGGAATAGCCTCCCCGGAATCTGAGAGGGGTGGCGGCAAAACCGCCACCCCTCGTCGCAAAACTCCAACCCATGGAGGAGCCCATGAGCCTGATGAGACACTGGCAGAAACGGATCAAGGAAGAGGCCGCAGCTACACTGTATGCCCCCAAGCGGGTTCTGGTGGTCGGCGGCACCATCGGCCAGCAGCAGATGCTTGCCCTGATAGACGCATCCCTGTCCGAGGACATGAAGGCGCTGGGCGAGATCAAATCCGTGGAGGCCAAGGCCGATCTCAAGCGGGCGCTGATCCCCAAGTATGCCGACTACGTCGCCCGGCTGCGCGCCGAGGGCTGGCAGCACGACCTGCTGACCACCTACATGATCTGGCTGTTCGACATCGGGCGCATCGAGGCAGCACTCGAGCTCGGCCTGTACTGCGTGCGCGAGGGAGTCCCCATGCCCGAGCGGTTCTCGCGCGAGACCTACGTGGTCGTGGCCGACAGCGTGCTGGAATGGGCCGTGGCCGAGTACGAGGCGGACCGCAGCCCGGAACCCTTTTTCTCCACCGTCTTCGGATTCGTGGACGGCATGAACAGCGCCGCGCCCTGGGACCTGCCCGACAAGCTGCGGGCCAAGTTCTACCGGCTGGCCGGACTCCTCGAGGACAAGGCCGGACGGCTGGAAGCCGCCGAGGCCTGCCTGATCCAGGCGGACGCCCTGGGCGCCAAGGTCAAGACCAAGCTCGGTGCGGTGCAGAAGGCCCTGGCCGAGGGAAACAACTAGCTCCTCCATACGCCGCTTCCCCCAAGGCCAGCCCGGGCAACAGCCTGGAGGCGGGCCGAAGGGGGAAGCCAAAAAGGATAGACCATGAGCTTCTCCGGCAACGACACCCAGACATCGCCCACCGTGGTCAGCAATGCCCAGTGGTGGCCGTCGCTGGCCGTTGCCGACTTCCAGACCCGCTACCGGCTCCCGCGCGAGTATGCCGAGGGCGTGCTGGTCGACGGCCTGCAGATAGGCATGATCTGGGCCAACATGGCGCTGGCGTCCTGGCAGGCCGAGCAAGAGGCCGCTGGGCATGCGTCCCTGTCGGATGTCCCCTGCATGGAGATCGGCGGCGAGCCGTCCCTGGTCAGCAGCTACCGCAGGGCGGTGATGAGCTACGCCAAGGCGTACCTGATGCAGCAGTTCCCGACCATCAACCGCCGTGAGGCTGCCAACAACGAAGCCAGGGAAAGCGAGGCGACCGAGGACAAGTTCCGCGAGTACGCCAGCCAGGCGCTGGCCCAAGTCCTGGGCGTGCCGAGCATCGCCGCGGAGCTCATATGAGAAAGCTGCAGGCACTGACCAAGGCTCTGCAGACGGCCGGGGCCGCGTCCGACGCGACTCATGCCTTTGCCGACCGTGGCGTGCTCATGCCCACGGGCCGTGATCTGGGCCACGGCATCGAGATCGGCCGGTTCAAGTACGACGCCGTGATCCAGCTGGAGCGATACCCGGACGACGCATACGCGCTGCTGGCCTTTGTCACCGCATGGCTGCAGATGCACGACCCCGACCGTGAATCCCAGGGGCTTGGGGACCCGGACGTGGACGTATCTCTCAACGACGACAGGACCGCCGATGTCGAGCTGGGCGTCGAGTTCGAGGAGGCGCTGGAGCTGGTGCCCGACGAGTCCGGCCCCATCGAGTTCAACGGCCAGCGGTGGCGGGTCGCCGAGGTACCCATAGACGTGGCCGATGGCCTGGAATCCATGGATGGACGTGCCGATGCCAATGAATAGCCGCCCTTTTTTCCTCGACACTGATCCGGCCGGCCGACTGCGTCTGGTCGAGCAGCTGGAGCTGCTGTCCCTGCCCCCGCGCACCCGCAGGTCCGTGCTCAAGCGCATGGCCACGGAGATCCGCAAGAGCTCGAGGCGCAACATCCGCGCGCAGTCGACTGTCCACGGCACGGCCATGGAGAAGCGACGCGGGACCCGGGTACGGCGCAAGATGCTGCGCGGCCTTGGCAAGAGCATGAAGATTTACGCGCGCGGATCGGACCGGGCCGAGGTCACCTGGGCCAATGCCCTCACGGCCCGCATCGCCGACCGGCACCAGCATGGCGGATCCGAGGACTGGACGGCTGGCAAGGCCCGCAAGGTATACGGAGTGCCGGACTACTCCCAGCCCGCCTCCCGGACCCAGGCCAAGGCATTGAAGGACGCCGGATACCGGCTGCGGATGCGCAGGCCAAACGGCAATGGCTGCACCCTGAAGCGCGTGCCGATCAAGTGGATCTGCGAAAACCTTTCTTCCGGGCAGGCCGGAGTCATCCTGCGCCTGCTCCGCGACGGCACGGCCAAGGGGGCGCGACGGTGGGCCGTCGAGACCCCGGCCCGTCCCTTCCTCGGCCCCAAGCCGGGGGATGAATCCCGGCTGCTGAATGATCTCGCCATGCAGGCGCTATCCGACATCCGAAACCGTTAAACCAGGAGTCCGCATATGTCGCTGGGCACAGTACAGGTCAATAAACTCAATTTGCTGCAAGGGGAGCTGAAGGACGTCGAGCGCTACTTCCTGTTCATCGGCCTCGGCGCTGGCACCAACGAAGGCGCGCTGCTGACGGTCAACACCGACACGGATCTCGACGATGTCCTGGGCGTGGCCGCCAGCAACCTGAAGACACAGGTGCAGGCAGCCAAGGTCAACGCGGGCCAGAACTGGTTCGCGGCCGTGCTGCCCCTGGCCGAAGGCGCGGCTTGGGACGATGCCGTGGACTACGCCATGGAGCGGACCTCGGTCGAGGCTATCGTCATCACTGACCCCGTCACCACCGCCGCGGATATCGAGGCGATGCAGGCCAAGGCGGAGGAGATCATGGGCCAGTACATGCGCCCGGTGATCTTCATCCCCACCTGCGCGCCCATCGACCCGGCCACCGAGAGCTGGAGCGCCTTCACCTCCGACCGCAACGCCCTGCTCGACGGCCTGGCCTGCGACCAGGTCAACCCCGTGGCCTCCATCTGGCCCGACGACCAGGGCGCCTATTGCGGACGCCTGTGCGACGCCGCAGTGACCATCGCCGACACCCCCATGCGGGTCATCACCGGCCCGGTGGTGGGCATCCGCTCGGTCAAGCCGGTGGACTCCGCCGACCGCGAGGTGGACATGTCCGTGCTCAAGGCCATGGACGCCGCCCGCTGGACCGTGCCGCAGTGGTATCCCGACTACCCCGGCGTCTACTACGGCGACGGCAACGTGCTGGACGTGCCCGGCGGCGACTACCAGGTCATCGAGTACCTGCGCGTGGTGCACAAGGCCATGCGCAAGGTCTACCCCCTGGCCGTGGCCAAGATCGGCGACCGCAAGCTCAACTCCACCCCGGCCTCCATCGCCTACCACGAGAGCTACTTCATGCGCCCGCTGCGCGAGATGAGCCGCAGCGTGGAGATCCTGGGCGTGACCTTCCCCGGCGAGGTGGAGCCGCCCAAGGATGGCGACATCTCCATCACCTGGACCACCAAGACCAAGGTGCAGATCTACATGGTCGTGCGCCCCTACAACTGCCCCAAGGACATCACCTGCAACATCATGTTGGACCTGTCCAACCACACTGAATAGGAGGCCCGGCCATGAACCGGATCAGCGGAAAGAGCTTTGACATCAACATCGGCGACATGCTGGTGCACGTCGACAAGGCGACCCTGTCCATCACCGACAACAGCGCGGTGGCCAAGGATCGGGGCGTGCCCAACGGCCGGGTGCCCGGCGACGTGGAGGCCGCGGGCGAGATAGAGGTAGACCCCACTGCCCTCAACCTCATCATCGAGGCTGCACGGTCCCGCGGATCGTTCCGCGACCTCGACACCTTCGACATCCTCTTCTACGCCAACTCGGGCTCGGGCGAGGAGCTGAAGGTGGAGGCGTTCGGCTGCGCGTTCAAGATCGAGAGCCTGCTCGACATCGACTCCAAGGGCGGGGAGAAGCACATCACCAAGCTGCCCTTTCCGTATCAACGGCGTCCCGTACCTCTCCACGTCGGAAACCAAGGACCTCCTCTAGGGGATTGCCATGGCCGACTTCTGCGACATGGGACACGAGGCCGAGGAGATGGCCCGCAAGGCGGCGCTCTCAATGGCCGGGACACGGCGGGCCGATGCGCCGAGCCGGGAGACGTGCGCCGAGTGCGGCGCGCCCATCCCCGAGGCCCGGCGCGCGGCCGTGCCCGGCGTGACCTTGTGCGTCGCCTGCCAAACCGCCGCGGAGGGAGCATGATCGATGTCCGGCTGATTCGCTTCGAGCGTGGAGAGCAGGGCACATTCGGGCGCCTGTCGGCCCCCGGCTACTCCTGCTTTGTCGCAGAGCTGCCCTGGCACGACAACGCCCGCGATATCTCGTGCATCCCCGCCGGGCTGTATGATTGCCACCTGGTC